CGTGGGCTTGGGCGCTCGGAAAAGACGAAGCAGAGGATGAGCGAGACCAGGAAAGCCTGGTGGGCTCGTCGGAGAGATAATCCGTGAGAGACCTCCAACACTACGGACACTACGCAATCGCCACGACTGGCGTCGACTACCCCGACGGCGAGGCCGACGCCCTGTGGGTAGGCGTGCCGGGAACGCTGACCGTCCGCCGGCCGGACGGGACCGACGTCTCGTTCACGACGACGCTGAACCACGCCATCATCCCGGTCCGGTCGATCCGGACCACGCACGTAGCCTTGGCCGTCGTCGCGCTCTACCGCGGCAAGGGGGTCAAGTGAAGTCTCGTCACTGGAAGCAGCAGTGGCATGCCGATGCCCACTTCGACTTCCGTCGGAAGCTCCGGATCGGCGAGGGCTACGTCTACCCCGGCGACCCCGTCACGCCCGGGATCCGGGCGATGCTTGGCCGGCACCGCCTCCGCCGCTGGTGGGACGCGGGCGCGATCGAGATCCACGGGTTCTCCCCGTCCCGTCGCCTGGGCGTCCCGCATCTACTTCCCGCCCCGGCACCCGCCCCCGCGCCCGTCGTGGTGACCCCTCCCGCGCTCGTCACGATGGTCCCGCAGGCCATCGGCAAGGGCCTCGCGGATGAGGCCATCCTCAACGTCCTGGCGCGCAACCGCGACCGGGTGAAGCAGACGATCGGATCGATAACCCCTCCCGTCCTCGTCGTCAAGCGCAAGCGCAAGCGCGGGCGCCCGAGGAAGAACCCCCTCGCGCCCGTCGCGGTAAACCCCCTCGCGCCCGTCGCGGTAACCCCTCCCGTCCTCGTCGTCAAGCGCAAGCGCGGGCGCCCGAGGAAGAACCCCCTACCCGCTCCCGCAACTCCATGAGTGCTCTCAAGATCAAGGGCAAGCTCCTCGCCCCGAAGCAGGTCATCTCCCGCTCCGTCACGTCGGCAGGCGACGCCTCCGTCACCGTCGAGAACGGTCCTGGGAAGGACCTCCAGATCGTCGACTACGCCGTCCCCATCACGGCCGCCCGCACGGTGACGCTCGCCACGGCCGGCGCCGAGAAGGGGCAGGTCGTCCGGGTCGTGCGGCGCGCTGCGGCGACGGGTGCGTCGGCCGTCGACTTCGGCGGGCTGAAGAGCCTCACCGTCGTCTCCCAGTGGGCCGAGGCGTTCTACGACGGCGCGGCCTGGGCCCTGCTCTCGTTCGGCGCCCTGTAGCTCCATGGCCGCATCTTCTCAGATCCGCATCCTGCGCCGGGCGTTCAACGCCCACGCGGGTCGGCAGGTCCGCCAGCTCGTCACGACGCTGGTGCGGGTCCTGGCCGGGCTCCCGGGACAGGGCGGCACCCCGCGGGACACGCAGTGGGCGTCCTCGAACTGGATCGTCCAGGTCGGCAGCCCGTTCGAGGGCCCCGTCGGCAGCAAGGCTGACGTCTCCCGAGACCGGCAGGAGGCGGGGATCGCGAGCATGGACCTCTACCACCTGTCCCTCGGCAACGTCTGGGTGACGAACTCCGTCCCCTACGTCCCGCGCCTGAACGACGGGTCGAGCCGCCAGGCCCCCGCGGGCTTCGTGCAGGCCGCGATCCTCAGGGCGGAGGTCACGGCAGGCCGGAGGCCGCGATGAGCACCCTCGTCTCGGCGCGCGAGGCGATCTACCAGCGGTTCGTGGACCAGTGGGGTGGTTCGAGCGCGTTCACGTTCGACAACGAGCAGTTCGACCCTCCCGCGGGCGTCCCGTGGGTGCGCGTCTCCGTCCGGCACAGCTTCGGGGCCCAGGAGACCCTCGGCGGCGCCCCCAACCGCCGGTTCTCCCGCGGCGGCCTGATCTTCGTGCAGGTCTTCGTCCCCCTCGACTCGGGGAACAAGGCCGCGGACGCCCTGGCCCAGTCGGCCAGGGCGATCTTCGAGGGCACCCACTTCGCGACCGACGTCCGTTGCTCCGACGTCACCGTTCGGGAGGTCGGCCCCAGCGAGGGCTGGTTCCAAACCAACGTCGAGTGCTCCTTCGAGTATGACCAACAACTCTAGAGATTGACCCATGGCCGGCAACCGCGTACTGACCAACAAGACCGTACTCCAGTTCGGCATCGAGAACGGCCTCGGCGTCGCTCCCACGTCGGGCAACTGGAAGATCCTGGAACCGAACGAGGTCAGCGCCTACGGTGCCGTGATCGAGAAGGTCGCCCGGCGACCGATCGGGATCCGGCGCGGCCGGCGCAAGGGTTCTGTGGTGAACCTGACGTCCGGCGTCGAGTTCTCCGAGGACCTGACGATCGACGGGGTCACGAACTTCTTGGAGGGCTTCATGTTCGCCGAGGCCGCGAACACGAACTTCGAGGTGTCGGGGTTCAAGATGAACCGCGCGGCGCTGGCCGTCAACGCCTCGGGCTACGACCTGGCCGGTGCGACCACCTTCACCACGATCGCCGGCGGCGGCGGTGCGGGCGGCTACGGCGAGAACCTGGTATCGAAGTCGATCTTCGAGAACGTCACGACGGAGCAGGCGTTCAGCCTCTTCTTCGCCAAGGGCTACGCCATCGCCGCCAACAACGGCCTGAAGGCCATCACCTCTGCGATGGCGAACGGCGGCCTTGAGGTCCCGGTCACCGGCCTCACGGCGGAGGCCAGCCCGCCGACGAACGCCAGCCTGCACATGGCGGGTGTTCGGGTCTTCAACAACGGAGCGAACGCGATCGCCCTCTCGGTCGCGGATACGCCTGCCGTGGGCCAGCGCACCCTCACCCAGGTCGGGACGATCACGGGTTTTTCCTGGATCCTACTTGGTTTCCGGGCCGGCAGCTGGATCCACATCGGCAGCGCCGACGCGAACGGCAGCCCCCAGAATGCCTTTGCATCCAACGCCGTCTACGGTTACGCTCGCGTGGTCTCGGCCACGGCGACGGTCCTGACGATCGAGAAGCTGGACTCGAAGATCACCGGCGGCGCGCAGGCCCCGTCGTCCGGCAACGTCGACATCCTCCACGGCGCCTTCTGCCGCGACCTCTCCGTGACGGCGACCGGGATCGACACGCTCTCCCTGGAACGCAGCTACCAGTTCGAGGAGACCTACCCGGGCCTGAGCGGCAGCGCGAACGAGTTCGAGTACGCCAACGGGAACTTCGCCAGCACCCTCACCCTGAGTCTCCCGCTGAACGCCCTGGGCGGGCTGGAGTGGGCGTTCGTCGGCACGACGAGCGAGGCCATCACGTCGATGCGGCACGGGGGCTCCCCCGCTCCCGCCAACGCGCTCGGCCCGCTCCGGACGGCGGCGTTCGGTACCGCCAGCGACATCGTCCGCCTGAACGTCTCGGCCAACTTCGTGTCGGCGGTCGCGGACGTCTGCTTCAAGGACCTCTCGATCTCGATCGACAACGGGGTGACTCCGGAGAACTGCCTCGGGGTCCTCGGCGGCTCGTTCGTCAACCTCGGGCCGTTCCTCGTCAACCTGGAAGGCCAGATGCTCTTCTCCGACAAGAAGATCGTCCAGGCCATCCGCGACAACCTCACGGTGTCGCTGGACGCGATCCTGAAGAACGACGACGGCTCGATCATCATCGACGTCCCGTCCGCGACCGTCACCGACGGCACCCGCGAGTTCCCGATCGACGCGACCGTCCTGACGAACGTCACGCTGGAGACCATCACGGACCCGACCCTGAACTACGACCTGAGCATCTCCGTGATCTACGGAACCCCGACGGTCAGGCCGTAATCCCCCGCAAGCAAGGAAAGCCACCCCCATGTTCGCGCGCCTCAAGAACCTCGACCCCTCCGGGAAGCAGTCCTGGATGGACCTACCCGAGATGAGCCCGACGGCTCGCCTCCTCCTCAAGCCGGCGGGGGAGTCCAACTCCCCGTACTACAACGCCATGCTGAGGCGGTCCGCCAGGCGGGCCCGCCACCTCGCCCGGACCGACCAGGTCCAGGCAGAGGACCTGGCGCAGTCCCGCAACGACGACCGCGACCTCTTCCCCCAGCACGTCATCGCGGGGTGGGAGGGGCTGGAGGACGACGCCGGCCAGCTGGTGCCGTACTCTGCCGAGGCGGCGCAGGCGCTCTGCAAGGAGCTCCCCGACTGGCTGTTCGACCGAGTGAGGAACCATGCCCAGACCCCCGAGCGCTTCCTTGCCCTGGGAGAGGACCCGCCGCCCGACTCGCGAGCCATCGCGGGAAACTGACGGAGCGGCTGCGCTTCGACCTGCGGTACGCCCGCGAGGGGTGGATGGTCCCGCAGCTCCTGGAGAAGAGGCAGCCGCTCCCGTCGTGGATCCAGGACGAGCCGCCCCTCGTCCGCGGGGACGAGCTCTACCTCCGCGGGTTCTGGGAGCTGTCCAGCTGCCGGCAGTTCGGCGGGCAGGTGGTGGGACCGATCCCCTGGGACAAGATCATGGGCTA